CCAATCCCGAGACAGAACAACATAGTCGAATCTCGGCTTCCCCGGGCCCGGAAGCTGCCCCGTCACCGTCTCAACACTATTCGACGTGCACATCACCCCGTGAGCCCAAGCCTGCCCCGGCATGACCTCACACAACACTGTGGCACCCTGAACAGTAGTGCCGACACGAAAATCGTCCGGCCCCTTCACAGACGGCATATTACCCATCAGACCAGACATTTGAGCCCAATCATACTCGGTCAACACACCATCAAACCCTTTACACACAATACCCACAACAAACCCCAATCACTTATTAAAACTTTTGCAAATCCCGCACACCAGCCGCCAAACCAGCCACACGGCGAGCCAACAACGCCGACGGATTATCCTCATAATCCCCCGCAACAGGAGTCACCTTCGTCCAACCATCCCCAGGCGATACACACTCCACATCAATCTGCCGCACAATCTCCGCAATAGGGCCAGAACCCACATCCACATAGATCAAATCCCCAGGCATCAGATTGCCTGGCCCAAACCGCAACACATCCGACTCAGCCAACTCAATCTTAAACCCCGACGTGGCCCCTAACTCGGACAGCACCTGCTCAGCCTCATCGATGAGATGCACATGCTCAGAATCCGTGTTACGGGCATCCTTAAACACCTCGACACGATCAAACCAGTCACCCTCGGCAATCGAATCAACATCCTCGCAAAACAGCCGATCCTTGCCCTCGCCGCGGCCACCAACCACCACCGAAGTAGCCTTCGGGGCGTCACGCACATACTCCCACGACACAATAGACCCAGATTCGGCAGTCAACACATGCTTACGCGTCACAGCAGGCACACAATCAAACAGCAAACCACGCTGATCAAACTTCGCATTCTCAAACTGGTTCACCGTGACAGTCATCCGAGCCCACGACAACACCGGCAACAACTTATCGGCAAACACGTGAAACCGCACCTGAAAATCCTTAATATAGCGGCCACGACTCTCATCATCGGTCATAAACAAACCAGGCGGAAAACGCCAAGCATTATCCCCCAACACCTGCTTAGCCACCGACTCCGCCGCACCCGAATAGTGGGCATAATCCCTGTCGGCACGCCACTCCATACCAACCATACCAGGACGATAATTCACAGGCCACATCAGCATACGCCACAACAGACGGATATCATCCTCACACGTGATAGTCACCTGCGAAGAACGCCACGGGCCCACACCATGAACCTTACGCACAGGCCCAGAAAAAATCTGGCCACCACCATAATCAACAACCAGCCGTGCACCCGGCTTCGTCAACCCGTCAAGCCTGGAATGATCACCCGACACCACCAACTCCAGCGTCGACAAACCATTCCACTTCAACGACAACTTCAACGACTCAAAAAAATTGATAGGCGCCACACGGTGATAATCCGGCGTAAACAATGTTACATGCGGAACAAGACCAGCCATCAACTATTCACCAAGCCCTCAAAAACCTGTACTGCACCGACACAACAATGGCGCCCAAACCAACCATCTCAATATTCACACTCTTCGAACCGCCAGGCGGAATAGGGGCAAACTCCCACTCTGTCAAACGATCCATCACATCCTCAAACCCGTTCAACAACGCAGACTGTTTACGAGGATCCGTATCAATAGTGATCCAATCAAACTCCTCGACAGGATAATCCGAAGACACACGCAAACCATCAATCTGCACAGACCACGACTCCAAAGGACCCTCAACACGAATCACAGGCCACGCAGGCACATCACCCTTATTCGACAAATTATCCCAGCCCGAACCAACACCAGGCGTCAACACCACAGGAAACGCCGTGCCATCCTTGCCGACAGGGCCGCCACCCAACCAATCCTGCAACTTCGCGTTACTAAAACGAAACTTCTGCTCCTCCCCATACCAAAACGGGTCATACGCTGTCAAATGAAGCACATAACGCGCATAGCCACGATTCACCGGATCAACCGTAAACGTGTCATCAGCCGAATCAAACCGGCATTTTAGCACACGCTCACGACCGGCAGGAGTCTTCACCGACAACTCACCCTCCTCACCGGGAGGAAACGCAGACCACAACTCGTCATAGGCTTTCAAAAAACCGTCACGAAACCCGCCTGCAGGATCCGGGTCAACACCCGACACCAACACCGGCAGCGTCACCTCGCGAGGCTTCACATTAAACCCGCGCCACTCCGAGCCGTGCACCCCAACATGAGTTTGAGAAAAATGCTCAACCTCAGGAACACCCAAACCGCGCAACGAATCATTCAACAACATGACAGGAGACGCACCCGTATAATCCGTCAAATGAAGCACACGCTCGTCGCTAAACAGCGGATCCATAAACCATGTCACAGTCAAACCCGAACGATCAGACGGGTCAGGAATAAACATGCACAACACCCCCAAATCACACGTAAGCCAACGCGTTCAACGCGTCACGCTGCTGCCGCTCAATCCGCTTCGCAAACTCGTTAGGATCACCATACGTGGGTCCATTCACATTCACCACAACACTCTTATCATTCATACGCTGATACCTGCCATACGGGGTAAACGAGCCCACAGACGATCGCACACCAAACCGGGCATCAACCGCATCAGGCAGCCGTCCCGCCAGGCCAGACATCGCATCCAACGCCAAACCGGCATTACCAGTAATACCCTCAGCCAAACCGGCAACAACCTGCCGGCCAACCTGATCACGAAACACCCGAGACGGGGAATGAATACCCAACACCGACTTCGCCGCATTAGCAACCTGAGAACCCATATTACGCACCGTATCCAACAGGCCACTCATAGCATTCCGGATACCATTACCCAAACCAGACACCACATCACGGCCAGCAGACACCAACAGGGACCCCATATTACCCAGTGCATGCCGAATATTGCCAGGCAAATTCCGGAAAAAACCCAGCACACCATGCACCCCGCTAGACACAGCCGAGCCCATAGCATGCATAGCAGAAGATGCCGCACTCCGGGCACCATTAAACCCGCGCACAGCACCACTACGAACCCTAGACGCCATCGACCCGAAAAACCCGCCAACAGCAGACGCCACCGAAGACACAACACTCCGAATAGCATTCATCGCAGAAGAAACAGCGCCACGAGCCGCGTTAAAACCAGACCTCACATGGCTAGCCACTGAAGAACCCAGCCGGGCAAAAAACCCCACAACAGCGGCAACGCCGCCAGAAATGATCGACTTGAAACCGTTAATAAACGCAGACGTAAACGATTTGATATGATTCCAGCCATTCTGGATGGCCGTGCCCATAGACCTCACGCCAGACACTAAATGATTCACAATCCACGTAATAGTACGAAGAATAGCGCCAAGAATCTTAGCCTCAAAACCGATAACCGCAGCATAAATCTTGCCAATGAATCCAATCACCGCAACATAAATCGGCATCACAACCGGAATAATACGGGCCACCACCTGTAGCACGGCACTAACAACCTGCACCACCACACGCATAATCGACATGATCACCGGTATCAGCGACCGTATCAAACCAACAATCGGCGGCAAAACAGACATGACAGCACCCAAAATCTGCTGAATCACCGGCATCAAAACAGGCACCAACTGCATGATCACGCCAACAACCTGCCGTATCACAGCAACAACAGCCTGCAACACCGGCATCAACGCAGGCAGCAACATGGCCGCCACCTGCGTCACCGCACCAATAATCTGCGTGATCACAGGAACTAGCCGGGCGACAAGCATACTAATCAAAGGCACCAGCTGGGCAGCCAAACCGGCAACCATACCGATAATCTGGCCGAATACTGGCGCCAACTGGGCCACAACCCCGGCAACCAAACCAAACAGCGGCTGAATAGCCGCCATAATCTGCCCCAGGGCTTGACCAACCACACCAACCAGCTGCATAACCGAGGCACGGAACTGGGCGTTCGTAGCAAACATTGCCGCAAACAAGCCGATCACAATCCCGACAGGGCCACCCAGGGCGCGAAACACGCCGCCAAGCCCGCCAGCGGCACCCTTCAAAGCACCAAACGACGGCAGTATATTCTTCACCGAAACCGCCAACGGGGCAAACCCTGCAACAAGCTTCCCCACACCGGCAGCAACAATACCAAACACTGCGGTGCCACCCGCAAACATGGCACCCAAATTCACTTTAGGGACAGGCAAATGCATTCTCGCAAAAATGCCCTTCAACTGCTCCACCTTGGCGCGCATCTGTGCATTCATTCTCGTAATCATGCCCGGCATACGGTTAATCCACGCCAAAATAGACGGCATCATACGCTGAATACCAGCATCGACGGCAGCAAACATCGGCTTCACAGAATCCGTGATAGACTTGATAACCGGATTCAACGCAACAAAAATCTGCCGCAACCCGTTAAGAAACGGCGCCATAGCCGTAGCACCAAGATAGCCCAAAGCGCCCTTAACATTCTTCATAGCGCCCTCAAACGTCTTACCAGACGCCTGCGCAGCACCACCCATACCAAGCTTCATCGCAGCCGCAAACGTGGCAAAATCAATCTGCCCCTTCGACACCATCTGCGACACCTCAGCCGAGGTTTTACCCGTCTGCCTGGCAAGCAAAGACAGGACAGGAACACCCGCCATAGTAAGCTGCAACATGTCATCGCCCTGCAACTTACCGCGGGCCATCACAGACGTAAAAATAGCGCCCGTATCCTGAAACGACTTACCCGAAATATAAGACACATCGGCGACAGTCTTCAACACATCCGTCATCTGCCCGCCAGACTTCACACCCGAAGCAGACAACGCCGCCGCAGTAGAAGCCGCATCACCCAACGCATACGACGTACCAGTCACAGCCTCAATAGCCGAATTCATAATCGAAGACGTGTCAGAAGACGTATGACCCAAACCAGTCAACTTAGCCTGAGCCTCATCAATAGCCATAGCGCGAGCAATACCGCCACCAATAGTCACATCATAAATCGACTTGAGGCCCTTCTTAGCAACACTAATAGCGCCCATCATCGCCGCGCCACCAAGCGCCAACTTCATACCCTTAGCAAACAAGCTACCCGAACGCTGACCCTCAGCAGGCATCACCCCAGAAAGCTGTTTACCAACATCCGCCTTCAAACCAGGCATCTTCGTATACAACGACACATATGCGGAAGCAATCTCACCAGACATACACTATTCACCCCATAATATTAATCTCGCGAGACACCCCGCCAGCGGCACGAACACGCGCCAAAATATCGTCCACCTGCCCAGACGTAAACCGGGCCCTACGCTCATCCGTAGGCCTCGCCACAGGCTCCGGCTGCCCCTCACTATTAGCAGACCTGTAATGATCCAGCATGTCCAGTACAGCCCACTCGCACCACTCAAACGGGCGCTGCCAACCATTAAGGTGGGCCGCCAACTGGCTAGACGTATCACCACACAACACGCCAGCCAGCCGGACAGCCTCACCCCAACACATCACCGGGCCACCAACACTATAAACAGAAACACCAAATTTAGTGCGAAAATCGTATTCGATGGCCCCACGATAATCATCAATCAGGCCGTGGAGCCAAACTATTCCCCCAAAGAGGCACCCTTACCGTCAGGCTTGTATTCCATCCACTCACGGAAAACCTCCGCCACACGAACCATAGGCAGCCCCTCCAAAGCCTCCACCGCGTCAGCCGGGGCGGCCGCTTCTAGCATAGAAAACATCACCTCAACCTGGGCGAAATCCGCAGACTCCCCCGACTGGGCAATCTTAGCGGCACGGCGAAAAACGCGGGCAGGAACAGCCTGAGCCGTCTCCTCCGCATCCGCCAACACCCAGCTACGGTCACCAATCTTCAACGTGAAACCAGTGTCACTCATCTATCAACAATCCCTTAAACTTGTGTATCAGTTATTAGACGGCGGATTCGGATCCGGCTGAGGCTTCGGAGGAACCGGAGGAGTATCAGCTTTTAAAGCCGTCATCCACCCCCGACCCGACACCGCATCACCCTTCTTATTAATCTGGGCAGGGTAAGCCTTCAACGTCACACCATACCCGTACACTTCGCCATTCTTACCCTTGATCTCGTCACGATCGATCAACTCAACCTCAGGGAAATAGTAGCGAATAACCTGATCACCATCAACAATATCCATCAGTAAAGCGTGCACGCCAGTGGTGGCGCCTGGTGAAATATCAAACGAACCCGAATCGGCTCCAGCAATAACCTTCGACTGCCAAAACAGCTCGATAACCTCTTTCTTGGATTCGATCAGCTGGAAAGAAATCTCGATAGACGACTCCGTAGCCACAGTGCGAACAACATCCGCATTCTGCCAAGCCTTCAAATCATCCGTTTTACGCTCAGGCTTAATCTTAAACCCGTCATCCGACAGATACCCTAAAGCTGTAAGCCCGGAAGGAACCGCCTCCACACCCTTAATAGTATCACCCGCGTGCGCGTCACCAATATAAACGTCGCCAGTAACCGCTGAACGAACATTAGACGCTTTACGTGTTGCAGCCATCACAACCCCCATTAAATATCAAACAATTACATTAAAACAAAAACAATAAGCTTATTCAGACTCCGCAGGCCTACATATCAGCTCGAACAGCGAATACACATCAAAACGTGCACCATCAACCAACAAATCAGGGCCAGTAGACCGTTTACAGTACACCACCGGATCACCATCAACCCCGTCAGCCAGAACAGCCTCAACACGACGCGCCAAAGACATAGCCCTATCAGGCGTATCCGAAAACACATTCACGCGCAAAAAAACACGCTCACGCACATGCAACTGCGGGCCACCATCCAACGCCAACCAAATCAGGTCACCCTCAAACCGGTCAGGCACCGTCCCTGTACACGGTATATCGGACAGCCAGCCATCATCCTTGAGCACACGTTTAGCCCACTTCCTGGGGTCATCGTAGACGATCACGACGCAGCCCCAATCGACCTCGCCAACGTGCCATGCTTCGCCTCAATCCTTTTACCACCCTTATAGGTGGTGCCAATCCTCGCCACAGCCTCAACACGGTGAACCTGCACCTCCGACGACAAACCTGCACGATATTGGGCCCTATCGAAAGCATTACCGCCCACATTCGCCGAGGCCGCACGCTTGACACGCTCACCACGCTCAGCCAACATAGCCTGCACCCCAGAAGACTTCAACACCTCACGAATACCCGGCAAGTTCAGCTTCACATTCACATCCTGAGCCACTACCCATCAGCCCTTCTTGCGCTTCACATTGATCTGCGTGCCCGCATCCCAGCCAGACATCGGATGATGCCACACCACAGGAGACCCGTCAGCCTCCCACACAACACCCCGAATACGCCACCTACAACGATAATCAGCGCCCACAACAGGCTGCTTGAAAAGCATCGACCAATGCTCATAATCCGAGTCACGCCCCGCGGCCTCATCCTCCTGCGAAACGGAAGCATAGATTGCCACGTTATGGTACACGGTTTCTATAGGATGACCCCAATCCTCAACCTTGTCACCAAGATCATCGACACGAACAGTCGGTTGAAGCATCACAACCGTTTCACCATAAGGAAAACTGGTCATATCATATCTCCCACAAAGGGCCAGCGTAGCCGTTAATATTCGACCCGCACGAGCAACCCTCACCCCACACCGTGGAACACACCTCAGAATGTGCATATCGACCATTAATAGTTGGGGTGATAGTGAACGCTTTACCAGCCCCACCATCACCCTCACACAGCTTCTTCAACGCGGCAATCTCAGAAGGCCACAACAAATTCGTGGGAGTATTAGACCGTGTAGTCTGAGCGAAAGGACCCGCAGACTCATACTGCACCTGACCCGACACGCCAGTATCATTCCAGCGCAACAAAGCCCTGCGCAGAATAGCCTTAGCGGCATCCTTGTATTTAAAATCCGGTTTAGCGATACAGGGGGCGACACTGACAGCCACAGCCTCCACATCGGCAATCATCGCCTCAAGCTTCTCTCTAGGAATATCGGCGAAAGGCTCAATATCCTCAGGCTTCAAAATGATACCCATCAACACCACCCCCTGCACATTGACACATCACCGCAACAATAAATCAGTTCTCGGCCGGCGGATTAGGCTTCGGGGCAGCCTTCTCCTTCACAACAGCAAACGAATCAAGCGACTCGATAGCCACATACAGCACAGCCTCGGCACGAACCATAACCTCATTATGGCCCTTCAGGTCACGACCAGTCTGATCCGGGTCACCATACTCGATAAGCTCGATCGGGAAGTTACGCTGGAAACCCCAATGAACACGCGAGAAATCACCAACAATAGCCTTAACACCAGAGGCAGGCGACATCTCCGGGGCACCCGAAACAGTCGAAGAAGCACCAACATTCAGCCCACGCCAATTATCCAAACCAGCAAACCCGGCGGCAGGATACATCGGCTGACCGGCAAGCGGAGACCCCTTAGGATACACCTCAGTAGACAGAGCAAACGAGAACGCCGGATCCAAAGCAACCCCGCTAGGAACCTGCAAACCAGCCCCCGCAATCAGGCCAACAGCCTTAACCAGATCAGTCGTAGCAGAATCCGTAGCATCAACCGTATGCTTCGTCTTATCCAGCGACACCTTGACAGCAGCGGCAGGCTTCCCAGTGGCAGGATCAATACCGTGGAAGGCAATCAGATCCACGGCGCGACCAATCGAAGCACCAAGAGCCGGGGAAATCAGATCCTGCAAAACACCCAGACGGTAATCAGCATCAGCCCACATAAACTCGTCCGAGACACGCTGCTGAGTCACAACCTTGATAGGCTGCGCAGTAAACGCCGAAACATCAACAGACGCGGAAGGCTTAACCTCACCCTCACCAACAATCTTAGCGCGAGGAACACCACTAAACACGGCACCCTTAACAGGGCCAAAAATAGTCGGCTGCTCCGGCGAAAGCTTCGCCAAAACACCAGAATCGATAGCACGGTCACGAACCGCACCAATCATAGAACCAGGAAGCTCAAGCTTCCCTGCAGAAAGAAAATCGTCAGCCATCACAAATCATCTCCTAGAATTATTGACAAGAGCATCCACAAACGCGACACCCTCACGTCGTTTAACATCCTCAACGGGGGCACTCCCCGCAAGACGGCGCACACCCGCGCCACCACTACTATGGTCGATCAAACCCTTCAAAGCTTTCGCAGACTCGGCAAGCGACTCCTTATCGCCACCCGATAAGAAAGCGATCGCATCACTAGACAGGCCACACTCGGAAGCCACCTCGCGCTTCACACCCTCAAGAACAAACCCGTTGATCCTGTCTTCGAGTTCCTCATTCTTGCGGCGAAGCTCATCAATAGTAGATCCAGAATCGTCACTCGATGTACGAAGCTTCTCCAACTCGGCGAAATTACTTTTAGCACGAGACTCCCACTTACGGGCCTCCGCCTTCCAATCAGTCCCCGGCGATTTACCCTCGCCTTCATTCTTCAACTGATTGTCGGCTACCTCCCGCCCGCCATCGTCTTTTACTGTATCAACAATGCCGTTATCCTTTCCGGACTCCACAACATCATTGTCAACATTCTGTTCCTCAACACTCTGATCGGCCATAGCCTAACCCTACACTCCTTGCGGAAAACAACACAACATTGTTGACCCCCGTGCGGGAGACAACCCTGTGCACCAATAACCGGCGGCACACAACCGGAAACCACATCAAATTATCTCATGCCGCCAACAGTACGCATAGCCTTCAAAATATTGCCAGGCGACTGCTGCAACCCGTGATCATCAACCCACTCACGGGCCTTCTCATACGTCCTCTGGTACTCGACATCAGCCCTATTTGGTTCCCAAGGGCCAACAACCTCAACCACCGTACAACCACAATGATCATGATACTTCGAACCAAGCGGACGCTTACCACCACGCTTATGACGCCGAGTATGACCAGTAGTAAGTGCCCTTTCCTTAGTCGTATAATCCGACCTCGTAGCCAACATGGCACAAAACGCGCACGGATCACCATCAGTCACCCGACGCCACGACCTACCCTGCGCACCCGCAGACCACTCAACCGTGTCACGGCCAGCATTCATGACAGCCCGATTAACACCCGCAGCCATCGCATCAATAGTATCCTTCGCCCTATCCGGGTCACTATTCATCATCTTCATAGTCGAAAACGACCTAGCCAACGCGGCGGCAGCATCAAACTCGTCATACACGATCAAACCAGGATCGACACCGTTAAGCTTCCGAAAATCGGACACGAACTTGCCCGCCAGCGCCGCGGAACCGTCATGGCCGGCACGCTCCAACTCCACACACAAACGCACATACTGCGCATCTGTCATCTTCCCGGAATGCCACAAACGACCAAGCTCGGCATAATAGCCCGCATACTTCCCGGCAAAACGAATCGCCTGCCGCTGATACCCGGTAGCAGCCATCCGCGACGCAACACCCGAAGCCATCGCCTATCAAACCTCGTTCGTCTGCCGCGATATAGCCCCAGCCAGTGCCGCCAACGGGTCAGACGATTCGGCACGATGCCGCATCACAGCCTCAACCTGCACATCATCAAGCCCCAACATCTCCAACACCGTCCGAGAATCCGCCGGAAGAATACCGGCACCAACAAGCTTCGTCACAGCATCAGCCGTAGCCGCCCGAGTCGGCGTCGAAGCATCACGCCAACGCAAACCAACATCACCAAAAAAATCGGCCTCATCAACACTCGAATCAAGCGCCTTAGCAGCCAGGAAACCAACCGACAACCAACCCTGACCAAACGACGTTTGACGCCGCTCAGCACGCTTCACAAGCCGCGACTCCTCAGCAGCCAACGCCTCACCCGACGGCGGATTAGACGTGATAAACCCGAAATAGCGTTCCGGAACCGCAGCCTCCCCAGCCGTCAGCTGAGCCAACAAACGCATCTGATCCGAATACGGTGTAGGACTATTGACAGGAAACGACCCCACATTCGGAGTGTCACCATCATCATCCTTATCCACAGCCCACACAGAAGCCATCGACAGGACCCAACCAGGCTGCGAAAACTCATCCGCGCTCACGCCAGTCACCCAACGCTGAGGATACGCATAAAAATCACGATTCACAGACTGCCCCAACAGTGTACGAACAGCCTCATCCGTGTAAGCCCTAATCGACCGAGTGATCTCCGAACGGCCATCAATCCTCGAAGTACGGCGACGATTCACAACAGGCACCAACGGAACCACCCCAAGCACATTCGGTATACGCTCCACCTCAACCCACTCACGAGACCCACGCCGCTCCACCTGAACAATCACATCAGGCAGCAAAAGCTCAGCCTCAACCACCTCCGGGTCACACGTCTGCTGCACCACAAGGCCAGCATCCAGACGAGACCCGTCAGCCGAAAACCGGCCTGTGCAATTCTTTGGTGACTGCGGACGAACCAACACCGACCCATCCTCTTGGGGTATAACAGCCACAAACGACAAACCAAAAATCAGCGCATCAAGGTGGACGTCACACGACGCCGTAGCAAGCCGATTCGCAGCATACACGCCATCCAGACCGTAGCCGTCACCATTAGTCCAGCCAAGCCAATCCAGACGCTCCTCCAAAGCATCCACAGCTATACCAGGCCACGACACCACAGTCTGCACACGCTGCAACTCCGGCGGAATAGCCACACCAAGGTCACGCACCCGGCTAGAACCCTCATAGTAGCCCTCAATGCGGCAATGCCACGAAGACAACCTTTGGATACGATCGTACATGCCCTCAATCAGGGCCAACTCATCCGAGTTCATACCACAGACACCCGCTTCCTACCAGACCGTTCACGCCGCTTCCCTTTAACTGTTTTCACACCAAGATACGCCAAAGACACAGCCTCCAAAGGAACCTCAGAACCATCCTTAAACGAGGAACCCCAACCCCACGCAGAGCCTTTCTTTTTCTGAACCGCCGACCTCACAGCAATATCCAACATGTCACGGCGAGAATCAGCACGAGGATGAGAAACACTTCCGGAACGAACACCCTCCAAAAACGCCTGACACGCCTCCACATACACGCCAGTATCGGCAACCACCACGCCACGGCCCGGAACACCACGATCCGTCAACGCCTTCTGCAACAACACCGCACCAGACCCGGCAACCATAATCCGGTCAGTATCACCCCAACGAACCGCCAACCAGTCAGCCAACCGGCCCACACCATCAACAATCGTTCCCGACAGCCCATCAATAACCTCAACATGAACCCCAGCACCAGTCCGGCCAGCACCCGCCAAAGCAACCCGATCCCCAGAACGAGAAAACGAGACACCAAACACTTTCCCGCCAACCAGACTCGCCTCATCCACAGCCGACTGGGCCCACTTATCCGCAGGAATCACAGACGTAGCAGACTGGCCACGATCCCACCAGCCAAGCCGCTCCCGAGCAAACCCGGCAGCAGACATCGACTCATGCTCATCGCTCACCGTCCCGAAATTCAGGCGGCGACCCAAGGCTGGATTCGTATCCCCCGCCAACTTCCGCCACTGGCGTGACACATCATCCGGATCAGACTCGTCAGGAATCGAAAACTCCGTCCACGCAAACCGTTTACCACCCGACAAAGCCTGCCCGCGCAAACGCAACACCACAGAACCATCCGCTAGCGGCCCCGGCGGCGTGCCAAGGAAAATCTGCTGCGGATCACCAGACGGGGCAGCACTCACCGTAGGAAGCAAAGCCTCCAACTGCTCATCCGACAACTCCTGAGCCTCATCACACACCAAATCATCAACCGTAAACCCGCGAGCCGAACCCCGACTGCGGGCCACAAACTCGACAGAACCCCAACCCGGACAACCACACTTACGCTCAAACGTGGCACAATCCGGATGATGCAACACAATAGCCTCCTGACCATTCGTCGCACGAATCGACTTCACCATACGATACAAGTCAGGAAACTGCCGCTCATTCTCAAAAAACGACCTCAATCGCATAAACGCCTTACGAGCCGACTTCAACTCGTGAGCCGTATGCAAAATACGGCGACCCTGAATAGTCGCCTTAAACAACTCCACAACCTCAAGGATCGCGTTCTTGCCATTCTGGCGAGGCACAAACACCCCACACACACCCGAAGCAAGCCTGCCATTACCACCGACAGCCAGCCAATCATCTAACACCTGCTGCTGCCACGGATCAGGCGTCAACCCGTAAGCCCTACCCAACTCCCCAGCATCACCGCCAGCAGACACCGAATACGCCGCAGCCACACGGTGACGAGGAACCTGAGACCCAACAACACCAGACACCTAATCAGGCCCCCTTGCGCTTCCTATACCGGTCAATCATCGCCACCGCAGAACCCCCGCCACGGCCACCAGACGCCACATCAACCGAATACCGATCCAACATACCCATAAAAGCCTTCACATGAGCACGAAGCGAAGCCACCAAATCAGCGCGACCCTCACGCCACACACAATCATGAATCACCGCAGCATCCATGAGAAACAGCCACTCCTCATCAGACACGTACGATGCACGGCTATCATCACCCCACACACGCCACCAACGACGCGTCTCCCCACACCAATCACGAGACTCAGGAAGCTCAGGCTGCACAACACTCACCACCAACACAAAAAGTCGACAAACAGACAAATCCACAAAAGGGAGGTATTTCACTAAGCCGTACGAGGTCTTGCACGCCTGTGCAGGGGGTGTCCCCGGTGGGGGTTGGCGGGTTTTTCACCATGGAATCAACGTTTTTGTGGTTTGTTGTTGGAATTGAATGTTTGGTTCGCTGCGATTGCCTTTGCTTCTGTTGCATGTTCTGCAGATGATTTGGCCGTTGTCGAGGGTGTTGAGTCCTCCCCGGCTGACGGGTGTGATGTGGTCGGCTTCGGGGCTGGTTGGTAGCTGGTGTGTGTCCCAGGTTATGGTTGCTCCGCAGAGTGGGCATTCGGTTTGGCCCTGCTTGCGTGCTTGGGTGATGAGTCTTGCCCGCCAGCGCCGGTGGGCTGATGATGCGGTGCGGTTGGTGTGTGCCATCACGCCCCCTGATCTCCTATGGCCTCTGTGGGCCTCTCATTGCCCCTGTAACGGCCTAGAAGGTGTTGGGGGTATGAATACCCTACCGGTACCCTGCTGTTCGATTCTGGGGGCTGTTGTGTTTGTTTGAGGGGGTGTCTTGAACTTGCTGGGGTGTTTGTTTTCTCCACTACCCCCATGGGTGTGAGAAAGATCACATCGCCCCCCAGCTGTGTCAAAAAGAGAAGGACACGGTAAAAGAAAAGGGTGGTGGGTGTTCGCGTTTCACAGCTTACCGCTTGGCGCCTAGCTGTGTAGGACACAGGCTAAGCGGGAACACCTGACAGGTTTTTAAAGTCTTCTACATATAATATACACTTTAAGTCTTACCTAATGTTAAGGGTGTTGGCGTGACACGCCGTACGCCTTCAGCCGAACACGCTAAGCCTGAAAGGGCACGGGTGTAAGAGTGTGGGGAGTGTACAAACCGGGAGCGTGCGACCGGTGGTACACGAGTCACACGGTTGAAAGTCCATCAGCGTTGACGGTAAAAGGTTCCTCTTCTCCCCTGATGAAGAAAAGAAGAGAAGAGAGAAAGTACCAAAGAGAGAAGAGAAGTAAAGAAGTTAACCCTTTAGCTCTTCTAAAACTTTTATAACTTATATTATATTATTATACCTATAAGCTTTAAGACTTATAGGTTATAATATTAAAGTTTAAGACTGATGGTTAACTTTAAGTACTTAAGGTCTTTAATGTTTTATAGTTACTTTAAGTGTTTAAAGCTTTAATGTTTTAAGTATTAATAGTTATTTTAAGTTTTAAAGTCTTAAACACTGATGTAAAGTTTATATCCTTAAGTGCTAAGCTTTTAAGGTTTTATACTTAACTTAGGTGTTAAGGTTTAAAGCTTTAAACGTTTAACTGTTAAGGTTATATATGTACTTTAAGACTTTAAAGCTTTAATGTTTACTTAAATTATTAAGTGTTAAGCTCTTAATGTTTTATATGTACTTTAAGTGTTTAAGGCTTGAAGGCTGATGCCGAGCCCTTGAGGGGCTCGGTGCTAAGCTATCAGCACCTTAGCGCTAAGCCCTTAGGTCTTTAAGTGTTTGGTAGACTGATGGTAAGCGAGGTTGGGAAGTGCGTTAGCACTTTCCGGCCTCGCGTCCAGCTGGCTACCTGTCCAGCCTATCATACCCCACCTGGGATGAGTCAAACTGGTGGTTTTGGCTCTATAGGCGGGTTTGAGGGGTGTAAACGGGTGTTTTTGGTAGTAAAGGTCCAAAAATTAAACCTAAACTTTTCCTTAAATTTTCTTAGAGTCTTGTAACCTTTGAGGGTAGTTAAGGCTGAAACCCCTAGTCAGAACAGGTTTCACTCCCGGACAGCTCTCACACTTCACTCTTGTGTCCTTTCCGAACACGCTAGGCCCATCAGTGCTGAGGGTGTTCCCTCAGGCTTTCGAGTACTCGTCGCTAGGGCTCCTCGTACTCTCAAGCCTTCCCTGATGGCGTGTACCCCTTTCGGGGCTGTGCCTGATGAGCTGAGCCCGATGGGGCTGATGCCGAGCCCTTGAGGGGCTCGGTGCTAAGTCCATCAATGCTAAGACCCTAAGGCTGATACTCCCCCCTCTTTCTTGTACCGTGTCCTTCTTCCCCCACAATATCCCACACTGTCCACATAGTTGAGGCTTAGCTAAGCAGGATAGGGGTTGATGGTCTGCATCTGGATAGCGGATCGCGTATCAGGCTCTGGGGGGCGTCTAGAATCGATCAGAATATGCTGGGGGTATAAATACCTAGCCCCCCACCCTGCAAGGCGCTCCTAGGCGTACCCCTGAAGCTTTAAACGGCATTTCTGGGCTACACCCTTCACGCCAGATCGACAGAGTGGCCTCGAGAGTGCACACCATACTAGGTGAATGTGGCCTATCTCATATAGTATGAGGGTGTAGATTCCATGCCCAGATATGGCACCTTGACCCCCGTCATGAAAGCCAAGGTAGATCTGCCGGGTTATCTACCGAACCTGCTATCACCCAGACATACCCCTGAGACGCCCTAGAAGGGCCCTAGAATCGATCAGCAGGGTCAACCCTGCATAATCCTACCCCTAGAAGATTTGAGACGCTGAGAGAGGCCATAAAGGCTTAAGTGAGATACGCCACATCCCAGGCCATACCCATATGAAACGCTCACTGGGTTTGAGCGCCACCTTGACTGTGGGGTCGCAACCTACACACTCTAGAAACCACAACAACCCATACACCACCGAAAGGAGCACACTCTCATGGATGGCACACTCATCACACCATCCTTCACCAGCCTCTACGTGGCAACAGAAATCAACCCACTCCACCCCGCACACCTGGCAGGATGTGACATAGGCAACACCCACACGTCTATTATTTGCCGCCTGCATCGTGCCAAAGTCGAAGAAGCCATCCGACTCATCCGACCCCTGTGGACTATCACCCTCGACGGCGTCGTGTATGGACCCCGGAACTGGCAGCCACTCACCGAAAACGAGGCCGAAGACCTCCACGACATGATCGACGCGATCGACGTGGATGCCATCATCGCCGAAGCCACACGATAAAAACCATCCACACACCAGAAAGGAACCCGTCATGCAGAAGATCGCCAACCACTTCACCCAGCTCTACACCCCCGCCAGCTACGACTGCCCCACACCCTTCGACCTGACACGCCTCGAAAACCTCTCCTGCGATCACATGGATTTTGAGGGCCTCGCCGAAGCCTACCGGCAGAGCGTGGAAGCCGAACTCCACAAGCTACGCCCCAACACATTCATCGCCTCCGATGGCACCGTGTTCAGCCACAACGAGTGGAAGCCGCTCACCGGCGGAGAAGCCACACAACTCTACTGGAATGTGAGCCGCATCAATGTTGGCCATCTACTCACCCTGTGTGCCCGATAAAACCCCTAGCCACACAAGGATCGCTCACAATCGTTGAGCGCAGCCTTGACATGGGGAACCGCCCACACCATGATTAATCATGTCAGCAACGAACAACACCCCGGAAAGGGGACAACAGTCATGAACAAGAAAAACGGCTACACCATCGCCGGCGCCACAGCCGCCATCATTGCCGCCGCCTCATTCATGCCAGCCCCAGACGACAATCCGCCACTCACCTCACAGCCAGCCCCACAGGCCACCACAGCCAACACCGAATGGACCCCCAAAACTACCCAACAGCGCAAAGCCGAGAAGAAGGCCCGTCAGGCCGCCGCAGTCCGCTCCCTACAAGCCGAACAAGCCAAAACCCACAAACAAGCCCAAACAAGGGGTGAAGAAACCTCACAAGGTCTCACCATGATCACCGCCGCACACACCTGCAACCGCAAAGCCGAACAACAGGCCGCCGCACACGGTGTCAACTGGAACGGCAACCCCGACATCGACCTCCAACTCCACAAAATTATTGGCAAAGACACATTCAGCATCGTCTACGGCGCCACCGTCCGCCAGCCGGGAGCATCCAAACTACCCGTCACCGTCCACTGCCTCGTCACCGGAACAGAAAGCTCACCGCACGTCACCGACCTCAACATCAACCCGCAACAGTAACCCCGTCAAGGACCGCTATGCCTCTCCTATCCCACTACGCTGTCACCACCGGACTCGCCGACACGGCACACATCATTCACCACACCGGCGGCACACTACGCACAGCCACCGATATTGCCTCCCGCATCAACACCCTCAACCCGGACATTGATCTCGACCACCAAATCAAACAGCTACAAACCATCGAAGCCGACCTGTACAACATTTATAAAACCATCAACACCATTCTTCAGGAGCAAGCATGAACACACCCAACAACATTGAGCTACACAGCTATGAAACGTTCTTCACCAGCCTAGCCTGGATCCAAGGCGGCATCATCACATGGATGTACGCCACCGGCACCCCACACAAGGCAGCCCTCGCCATTATTGCCGCATGCGCCCTCGCCACCCTCCTAGGTGCATCAACACTCACCAACAATCCCCGAGACAGCAAATGATCACAACGCCCATCCTGATCGCTGAAACCCTCGCCATCATTATTCTCGCCGTAGCACTCGCCCACAACCCCAACCAGTAACCCACACTCAAGGAGCACACACACCATGGATGAGCCAACCAGCATGTACACCGACCCTGATACTGGTGCCCGAAAAGAACTCAAACTTTGCAGGCTATCCCTCATCGACCCCGCAGCCTTACACGCCCTCGGCTCCGTGGCAGGATACGGAGCCACCAAATACGGCGACAACAACTGGACCGGCGGCTACCCGTGGAGCCACAGCGTCGACGCCCTCTACAGGCACCTGCTATCATGGCAGCAAGGAAACAACCTCGATGATGAATCCGGGCTACCCCACCTGGCCCATGCTGCCTGGCACTGCCTCGCACTCCTCGCATACCAGCAACACGATGCCGGCCAAGACACCCGCAACCCATGGAACACCCACAAAGGCGACAAGTAATGCCTCTAGCACAAAAACCGTCCACCATCCACCATCCAGGCCACATATCTTACAGTTCACTCACACAGTGGGCCGAATGCGGAGAAAAATGGCGCCTATCACACGGCTACCACGCCCAACACCACACCTGGTACGCCACCATCGCCGGAAGCGCCATACACCACATCACCGAACAATACGACCTACACCTGTACAACCCCGCCGAATACCCTGCACTGCCAGACAAACTCGCATCCTTCAAAAACGTTTTCGCCACCCAAGTCGCCCTCGCTGAATCCGAAGGCACAGAAATCAAACCCTCCGGCCGAGTATGCAAAAACATGTGCGAGTCAGGCGGGCCACACAAAAAAGACTACAATTGGTGGATGATATACGGCCCCACCTTTGTGGACCGGTGGAAAACATGGAGACGCAACCACCCAGAATACGCTACCGCTGTTATTGACGGCCAGCCAGGCATCGAATACCCGGTAGAAACCACCCTCCAGGACGGCACCCAGATTGTTGGCTACATCGACCGCGTTTTCACCGACACTGACACCGGCGAAACCTTCATCCTCGACCTCAAAACCGGCCGTCTACCCGCCGACAGCATGCAGCTGCACACATACCGGTACATGCTCAACCAACACGGCATCCATGTCACGAAAGGCATGTTTTGGACGCCAGCCACCAGCCGCAACGACGACAAGTCCCCGACACAAGGCACATCCACCGAACTCTATGACCTTGACAACAACACCTACCGGCATGTATCATCCATGTACAGTCAAGCAATGAAAGGAATCAGCCAAGGCATCTTCGTACCCCACGTCACAGCACTCTGCAAAGGATGCCCCGTCAAGGACGCCTGCTGGGCTGTAGACGGGAAAGACGCCTACAGATACCCGGTAGAAACCACTGTACAGCCACCAGAAACAGACAATAAAGAAAAGGACACCAAATGACCGATAAAGACAAGATCGACAATGATCGACTCACGATCACACTCAAATACGGTGGAGACTATGCTGCACCATGGACCGTCATCCGAGGAGACACCGCCGACCAGGTAAAGAAGACTATCATCGATCTGCTAGGAGGATTGAAAGACGAAACCGTATCCAAAGACTGGGATCTTGCAACACTCGCAGCTAGCGCAGCCATCATCCTCCAAGACAAATATGATAAAGCCGCCAAAGACTACGTCAACAAAATCGCCAACCAGGAAAACGACATCATCATCGATCGGATCAACAAAGCCACCAGCAAAGCACAGCTAGCCGACCTACTCAAACAGTACAAAAAGACCATCACCAGTAACAGTGACGTGTCCGAAGCCTTCCGCACCAAACGAAACAGCCTCACCCGATAAACCAACAAAAACCAACACAAACAGTAAAGGAAACAACAATGGGACTCGCCAACTACCGCAACAACAACAGCAGCAGCACCTTCTTCAACCCGTCCCGAAACCAGGACGCCACCGCCATCGCCTTCAAAGTCCACGACGTGGAACACAACACCGAAGGCTACGGCGGACAGGTCGCCGATCGTATCTACGCTGATGTCACCATCTTCCACACCCTCGACGACCTCAACAACGGCACCCCAGAAACCATCCCCAACGCTATTATCGAAAAAGCGCGAGGCAACAACGACCGCCCACACTCCATGATCCGCGACCTAGAAGCCTACCTTGGCGAGGAGCAGGCCTTCAAACTCGCCACCGTACGCACCAAAAACGGGTTCAACGCGGTCGTGCTCAAACCATTAGACGACGCCATCTACGACCTCGTAGCAGCATATGTCGACCAGCGAGACAGCCAGCCCAACACCACTAGTAGTGATGATGTAGACATCGACTCCATCTGACTACCAAAACATCATCCAACCGATAGATAGATAAGGTCCCGATGCTCTCTCTCCAACGATCCTTCGAGAGAGCCTCCCAAACCGCAGCCGAACTGCCCCGCATACCACAACTAGAACCCCTCTACCGCAACCTGGACATGCACATCCACAAAGGGGACCTAGTCATGATCGCGGGGCGCTCCGGCAGCCAAAAATCCGGGCTAGCCATGTTCATCACCGCCATGCTCAACCAGCCCGCCCTCTACATATCAGGGGACATGACACCCTGGGAGGCCTCCACACGAATCATCTCACTCAACACCCAACACACCACCACACAGATACAACACAACATCGACGACTACGGGCCAGAATACTATCGAGACAGCATCCACCACGGCCAACACATCACATTCTCATTCCAGTCACCCATCACATGGACCGACATCACCATGGAACTGCAAGCCTACATGGAAATGTGGAACACCTTCCCACTCATCATCGTTATCGACAACCTGATGGACATACAAGACTGCGAATCCGACTACCAGGCCCAGCAAGAAGCCATGCAATGGATCACAGCATTAGGTAGGGATACTGGCTCCACCATTATTGTCACCCACCACGCCACAGACAAAACCGGAACCGACATCGAACACCCCCCAGCCCGGCGAGAAATCAAAAACGGACTCTCCGAAAAACCACAACTCATATTGGGAGTATCATTCTACGGTGGCGAAAACAACGGCAACGGCCTCACCATCCCCGCCGAGGCACGCATCGCCGTCCTGAAACAGCGCACCGGCAAATCCAGCCCAGACGGCACCCAATACGAGCGGCTACGAGCCTACCCCGAATACACATTCTTCGGGCCCCTCGCCGAAAAACAGCCATGGAACATGACCCCAACACACAAAGGACTACCATGTCGACACAACAGGCACGCAACCGCCGGGCAGGAGCCGAATGGGAAACACGACTCCTCCACCAGCTACGAGACACCGGCCATGATATAGAACGCCTCCACCTCAACGGTAAAGAGGACGAAGGCGACCTCATACTCACAACCAGCCACAAAACCTACGTGATCGAAGCCAAAGCCGGACAGGCACACCTCGCCGAATTCGTGAAACAAGCCAGCCGGGAGGCACGCAACTACGAAACACACCGCAACCGCGAAAACCAGTCCACCATTGGACTCGTCATCATGAAACAACGCAACAAACCCTGGAGTGAAGCCTATGTGGTATCAACCCTCAACGAGCTCCTCCCACACCTCTGACACCCGCCGCCTCCTCAACCACTACCACATCCGCTACAACCCATCCAGGAACGAGCAACACATCCTCTGCCCGTTCCACGACGACCACCAGCCCTCCATGAGCATCAACCTCGACAAGGGCGTCTGGTACTGCCACACATGCGGCATCGGAGGCGGACTCGCCAAACTACAACAACGACTAGAGAAAGAAAACCCGAATGTACGACAGCATACGCCCATACAACATTGCGGAACGCCGCCGAATCCAGAAAGCCTCGGCCCTCTACGAAACCCACCTCGAAAACATACTCGACCTGCTCTCAGCGCGAGGCATCAGCGAAGAAACAGCCCGCTACCACCACCTTGGATACATCGACAATGACCCCATCCCAGGCCACGAAAACTACAACCAGTGCATCACCATCCCCTACATGTACCCCACATGGGAAGGGCCAGCCGAAATAAGAAAAATGCGTTTCCGCTGCTCACTCCCGCACGACTGCAAAACCCACAACCACCCCAAATATTTGACCCCGGCAGGGGACACAGGCTCCATCTACAACATGGCCGCCATGGCCAACCCGGCAGCCGAAATGCACATTTGCGAAGGCGAATTCGACTCCATGATCCTCGAACAATGCGGATGGCCGGCCGTAGCACTACCCGGCGCCACCTCGTGGCAAACCTTTTGGACTAAATTCTTCGAAGGCTACGACCACATCTACATCTGGTCAGACCCCGACAAGGCGGGCCACCAGATGGCCCAAACCCTAACCCAAGCACTCCCCCAAGCCATACACGTACCCCTCACCCTGGGGGATGTCACAGACACCTACCTGCAGGCCGGCAAAACAGGGTTGACACAAGCCCTCAACACAGTGCTACAATAAAACCCGTCAACAACACGAAACCAAGAAAGGTACACTAAAACATCATGGACCCCCTCGACACATGCCCCATCCCCCACCGCCGCGACACCAGCAAAGCCGCCAGGAGGCGTATCCGCCTCGCCATCTGTGCAGAAAAATGGGCCGATGGTGAAGACCCACTACATATCATGCACACCTGGGGCACCACCTATGATGGGATGCGATCCATGATCCGCGCCAACCCCGACATCAAACTACCCGACGACATGGCCAA